CGAGCGTCATGCTCCGCGAGCGGCCCACCGTGACGGGGGTGATGGCGCCCGGAAACAGCACCGAGCTGCGCAGCGTCAGCACGGGAAGTATTTCGGGGACGGCGACCTCTTCGACCGTGTCGTCCTCGCCGGTGACGATGGGGATGACGCGGTGGTTGCCGTCGAGCGCTTCGGGCAGCGATTCCAGTTCTTTCAGTTCGATTTTATCTCTTTTACTCATATGGTCTTTCAATCAAGTTGCAAAGATAACGCTTTTTTTTGTATAATATTTTATATAAGTCTTTGGCTTGTTAAGAAGTTATCAACACTATTTATGCCGCAGCGCTGCGGTGCAGCGGACGACCGGTGCCTGTCGGTGTCTGCGGTATGCACTATCGGACGATGGCTGAGGGGGTTGTATGAAAAAGGAACCGGAGGTCCGTCGGGACATGTCTGTCATTTTGGCAGCCGGCTGCCAACGAGGGGAGAGCGTGTCAGTCGGTCGCCGCTTCGGCAGGTGCGGGCGGGATGTGCGGCGAAAAAAGATACGGCAGCGGACAATCCGCTGCCGTAGATCGTCGGAAGGTCCGGCTGAGGCTCAGTCGATCGCAAAGGTCGATACGATGACCTGTTTCTCGTCGATGTTGTTCGGGTTGGAGATCGTGATACCGTATTCGCCGGCGGGAGTTTCGTCGAGGGTGATCAGGTAGGAGCTCTCTCCGAATTTGCGGCCTGTGAACGAAAGGCGTTCCAGCTTGTTGGATTTCACGCTGCCGAAACTGCTGACCGAGGCCATTTCGGCCATGCGCTTGTCTTTCTTGGCTTCGAAGCGGAAGACGTTGATGATCGACATGGGATCGGTGGCGTTGTCGACGGCGCGCACGATGAAGCTGGCCGGTTGGCCCACCGTCAGGCGCACGCCGGCTTTCGGCCCTTCGATGATGAGTTTCGTCTTGGCCTTGCCGATACCGAAGATGACGGCGCTCGCATTGGCTCGCGTGCGCATCTGGACGGATTGCTTTTCGAGTTTGGCGACCGTGCCGTCGGGTCGCACGGTCACGATCTCTCCGATGAATTCGGGTTCGGGCGTCGTTTCGGGAATCGTTTGGGCCTGTGCTGCACCGGCGAGCAGAAGCAGTGCGGCGCCGAGGAGGGTTTTGAGTTGCATAGAGTTTGGGTTAAATGGTTTGCGGAGGACTACGGGGGATAAAACCAAATGTATAAAAGAAGAGCAGCGATAGAAAGATAGGTAACCGGTATATATCAAACGGTTAGCAGCACGACACCCCCAGATGCGCTGCGAAACCAAATGTTACTTCAACGTTACTTTCGTGTTACATTCGAACGAGATTTGAACGCGGTGTTCGACCCCTGATGTTACATCGCCTCCGAAAACGGTCAGAAACGGCCAAATTTCGGAGGCTTTTTGATGTCTGCAAGCGTCGGTCGGATTTGCGTCGGAGGCTGTTTGTGCCGCGATTTCAGTCATTGGCAGGCGTGTATAGGTGAGGCCGTCATGCCGCCGGTCAAGTATCGTATTTCATCGTTCAAACGGCCGTTCAAACCCTCATCAAACAAAGCAAGATCGCTCTGCCATTTCGGCAGTCATGTTCTATGATCCGAAATTTAGACGGTCACTAAAACGGACATTTAGGCGGACAGAAATTTTGCTGTTATCAAAACGAAAAAGATACATTAGACGGACATTTAGACGGACAAAAACGCGAAAAAATCTACGTTCAAACCGATATTTGGCAACAGAAAAACCTGTAAAAATGCAAGAAAATAGCGATTAAACCACCACTTAACGACATGTATTTTGCAAGGATGTAAACCTTATTTAAGTTACAACATCCTGGAAACCATTGAGAACTGTTCATATCACAGCCGTTTGTCATCTAAAAAAGTGCGCGACGTTCTAAAAGAACTTTTTCACACTACCGAGCACTTGCCACACCCCCCTGATTATTGACTTGGGGATTTCTTGTTCGTCGTATTCTTTGTTAACTGGTTCGAGGCGGATATATTCGGGATTATCCGATTTGCGTACTCGTTTAACCGTTCGCCATTCGTCGGTCATGATGCCATAAATTTCACCATACAGCAGGTAAGTTTGCCAATCTTCAATTTTGCGTAGCGCAATGATGTCTCCATTGCTGATTAAAGGCTCCATTGAATGGCCTGTGATGTTCGCCCAGCTGTCTGCTTTACTATACTGTGGTAAATTAATATATCCTGCTGGTATATAAGTCTGGTCGTTTAGTACAAGGTCGAATCCGCCACAGAAATCTACATCGTAATATGGTGTCCCTATAATTACTTCTGTATTATGCTCGGCTTTGCTTTTCTTTAATTCAAAATGATTTATCCCGAATGCTTCGATAAATTTATCCAAGAAAGCATCTGTAATACCTCGTCCTCCATTGATTATATTGTTAATATATTGAGGTTTTACACCCAATCTGAGCGCAATGTCTACTTTTGAGAAACCTTTGGCTTTCAACCGTTCTATTTCATTTGTTAGCCATCGCTCTTTTAGAGTTGATACTTTCTCCATAAAAATAAATCAAAAAGTTTGCGTAAAACTTGCATATTAAATCAATATGATTTATATTTGCATCGTCTTAACAAGTTAAGGCGCTATAAAGGTAGTGAAAATTTTGAATCATCGCTATGAAAGAGGAAATGAAGAAGTGGCAGACACAGAGCAGCAAGGATAAGGTCTGCTTTTATCTGATTATGCGGGGTATCGCATTTTGCTATACGAAGGAGTCCGGGATTGTTTTCGAAGCGTCCGCTTCCTTCGTGAACCGCATGTCCGACGCTTTGGTGATGGCTTACGGCTGTTCCTTACGACCGATCATCAATGAAGTAAAATAACCCGGCGATGAAACGATATTGGTTCCAACTACTGACGAACGACTACAACGATCTGGAGGCATTTATTCCGGATGGTTCGAACAAGGTCACCGCCATGAACCGGGCGAAGCGCTGGATGCAACGAAACGGGATCGATAGCGCAGTTTTGGCAGTCAACAGCATGGCGACCAGTAATATTCTCGATATGATACAAATAGAATTAAATAACTGAAATTATGACACAGCAGGAATTTGAAGATCGGACGGGCAAAACGGTTACATCGGAAGAATACGCACGGATAGAGGCGATGTATATGGCCGCAGGGAACATGGATAAGGATCAGTTCTGTGCAGAGTACAAGAGACACGGAGCGAGTGCGCTCGTGACGGAATACTATCGACGCATTACGGTTTTGAACGGCATGCTCGAGGAGCGCAATAACGAATTGGACGATGCCCGTCAGAACCGGACGAGCCTTGCGGAATTCCTTCTCGGCAAGGCCGTCGCCTATGACGATACGGATTTCTACCGTGAAGCGGTCAGGCTCATCGGGAGAAAAGCGGCAATGCTGTACAAGATTAAGAGCGGGCTCCCCCTCTGGGATGAAGATGTCCGGTATCTTGAGGAGATGCTGGCCGACTAATGCGTAGAACCAAACATAAAACAGAACAGAGATGAAATATATCGAATTACCGACAGCCAAGAAGGCGCGTATCCGTCGCGCATTGGGCATAAGCCGTGTGACACTGTGGTCTGCCTTGACGTTCCAGACTCAGAGCGCGCTGGCGGAAAAGATTCGCCGCATGGCCATGCAGGACGGCGGGCGCGTAATGAGCGAGGTCGATGTCACGAACGGTTTCATGCCGAATTGCGAGACCGATTTCGAGCATGATGCCGGCGGCGTGCGGCGGATTATTCAAACTTTCTCGAACGGTGTTCGAGTGGAGTTCGACAACGCCACATGCACGGCCGACATCAGCCGGAACGGGCGTTCCGTGAAGACGTTCTCCGACGTCAAAATTCACGACTGGGGCAATATCGTATTCGAGGCCCAAAGCCTCACGGATTCATTAAATGAGTAAACGATGAATAACAACCGACGCAAACAGCTTCAGGCGATTCGAGAAGAGTTGCAAGATATCTACGAACGTTTGGATATTCTTTGCGATGAAGAGTGGGCCGCTTACGACAATCTCCCCGAGCCCTTTCAGGATTCGGAACGCGGCGAGAAAATGCAAAGTGCAATCAGTACGCTCGAGAGTGTCAGGGATCAAGTATCGGAGGCCGCTGATGAGATAGGCGAAATTTGGGAGTAGGTCGGTTTCCCGCGAATGCGAAGGCGTTGCCCGGAGCGATACCGGCGCGGGATCGAGAACAACGAAGCGATGGAATATTTCGGAAATACGATAGCAGTAACGGTGCACGAGCTGACACGGTCGGACGATGGCGAGGCGGTGATTAGCAAAAGCAACTACGACAAGCTCGTCAGCCGAGAATGGATAAATGTTCTACGTCCGGGGAAAGGACTCGGGTCGTATGCCCTGATCGAGTACCGCTCCTTGCCCGAACGCTTCCGTATCCGCTTCGAGGAAAAATACGGTGATCCGGAGAAGACGATGAAACAGGATGAAATGCCGCTTGCTTCCGATGCGGAGGCTCGGAGATTCTACCACGACCACTTGCTTCCGAACGGCGAGCATCTGCCCGAGGAGAAGCAGGAGGAATACACGTTGAATGCACGGGTGTTGAATGCCCTGCGGGATATGCTCGAAACACAGAAGACGATGCGCCGAGCCTACGGCAACCACACGCCTGTGATCTGGTCGAATATCTTTGCCGCCGCCGAGGAGCTACGCGATGTCTACGGACACACGCTCCCGAAGAGCGAAGCCCGCCTGCGCGACAAGCTCCGACAGTACCGCAAGGAGGGCTATGCCTGCCTCGTGTCGGGTAAGTTCTGCAACGCGAATACGCTGAAAATTACCAAAGCGGCCGGGCGTCAGATCGTCGCCCTGCGCCGCTGCCGGGTTCCGGTCTACACGACCAAGCAGCTCTTCGAGGAGTTCAACCGCATCGCCGAGCGCCGCGGATGGAAGCCGCTCGCCTCGCAGTCATCGCTGGTTCAATACCTCGAACGACCGGAGGTCAAGCCGCTGTGGTACGACGCCGTCTACGGCGAACTGGCGGCCAAGCAGCTCTACGCCCGCCGCAACAAGACCGAAATGCCGACCATGCGCGATTCGCTGTGGTACGGCGACGGCACGAAGCTCAACCTGTTCTACAAGGCGGTCGAAAACGGCAAGATCGTCATCCGCACGGTTTCGGTCTATGAGGTCATCGACGCATACAGCGAAACCCTGCTCGGTTACTCGGTCAGCGCCAGCGAAAACTTCGACGCGCAGTTCGCCGCCTTCCGCATGGCCATCGAGACGGCCGGCTGCAAGCCCTACGAGATCGTCACGGACAATCAGGGCGGCCAGCGGAGCAAGATCGCGCAGAAGTTCTTCGCGAACATCTGCCGTATCAATCGGCCGACGGCGCCGTACAACGGCCCGTCGAAGAGCATCGAGTCTGCCTTCGGCCGGTTCCAGCAGCAAGTGCTGCATGAGGACTGGCGCTTCACGGGCGGCAACATCACTTCGAAGGAGGCGTGGAAGATCAACCGGGAGTTCCTCGAGGCGAACAAGGAGAAGCTGTTCACCTACGAGGAGATGCTGGCGGCCTACGCTGCGGCTCGTTGCAAATGGAATGCGATGAAGCACTACCGGACGGGAATCGCTCACGAGGAGATGTACCGTGCGAGTGTGAATCCGGCCACCGATCCGATTACGGAGTTCGATATGATCGACCTGTTCTGGCTGACGACCGAGCAGCCGAGCCTGTTCACGGCCGACGGCATCACAGTTCAGTACCGAAACCGCAAGTACACCTACGAGGTGCTGACCGCCGACGGTCGTCCGGACTACGAATGGCGCCGGGATAATACCGGCAGGGAGTTCTTCGTGAAGTTCGACCCGCAGCGTATGGATCGGGCGTTGCTCTACACCCGAACTCCGATGGGGCTGCGCTACGAGACGGTAGCCTATCCCTACCTTTCGATTCGCCGCAACATTCAGGAACAACGGCCGGGCGATATGGATCTGATCCGCTTCAACGACGATGCGAACAAGCGCGAGCGGGTTCGCCGCCAGATCGAGGCGCACGCGCTGGAAATAGAACACGGCGTCGCCCCCGAGCAGCACGGGCTGCGGACTCCGGCCCTCAAAGGCATCAGCGAAAAAGAGTACGAGCGGCTGGCCGACGAAGTGGTGGCCGTACCTATCGAGCCGACGGCCGAACCGCTTGCGGTCGGCGAATATACGAAAGCCGTCAGTAACATGGATTTCGACCCGACGGCCATTTTCAGCAGAATGTAAATCTTAAAACCATATCGACATGAAACAGTTATCACTCGAAGAGAAACAGACCGTCCAGACGCAGCTTCAGGCGTATGTGTCCAAATATCCCAGCCAGAACAAGGCGGTCAATTCGCTCGGTCTGAGCACGGGCACGGTCAGCGCGATTCTGAACGGCAAGTTCGACAATATCAGCGACGAGATGTTCCTGCGCATTCGGTCGCTGGTCTCCCCGATCAATCCGGAGGAGTGGGCCGTCTGCGAAACGACCGCCTACCGGGAGTTGTCGGTTCTGCTCTCCGATGCACAAGCGAATCAGAACGTCTCGTGGGTGGTCGGGAATGCCGGCATCGGCAAGACGACGACTGCGCACGATTATGCGTCGAAGCACGAGAACGTGTTCGTCGTCTCGTGCTCGGAGGATATGCGGCGCGGGGACTTCATTCGCGAAATGGCCCGCGTCCTCGGTCTCAAGCTCGCCCAGACGAGCCTGCGGGAGAAACTCCAAGCCGTGACGGACGCGCTGCGTGTGCTCGACCGTCCGCTGCTCGTCTTCGACGAGGGCGACAAGCTGATGGATACGGTGTTCTACTACTTCATTTCGATCTACAATGCCCTCGAAGGACGCTGCGGCATCATCTTCCTCTCGACCGAATATATCAAGCGC